TTATAGTGGTTCTGGAACAAATCTAACTGGTATTGTAACTTCTATTGTTGCTGGTGCTGGTGTTACTATTTCTGGTTCTACAGGGCAAGTTACTATTAGTTCAACACCATCTAATTTTATTTCCACTTCCACTACACAGGCAAGCACACTTACCGTAGATTTTACTGGACCAGATGTAATATTCTGGCAACCAAGTGCTAATGGAAATAGAACAGTTACACTAACTAATTTTACAGCAAATAGAGGAATTAGAATTTTTATTACTCCCCATACTGCTGCAAATACATTTACATTTACTGGAGTGACTGCAAGTCAGTGTAGTAATGGTAGTAATGTTTACCAATTAGGTGGTGGCGGTGCTGCTCAGGCAAGTATGATGATAGAACTATTCTCAACTTCAACTGCTGTTGGTGGTGTTTGGATATTTGCATATGGTGGTGTTTAATTGAGAACTTGTAAAGTAATAAATAACTAATAAATGTATTATAAGAGTAATGACGCATAGACCAGTTGGGGCAGGTGCCTCATTTGCATTTACAGCAGGAACCGCAACAACTTCAACAGCATTTTCAGTTCAGTCTGATACTTTGAGAGTAGTTGCTGTTGGTGCAGCTGCACACGTTGCAATTGCAGCAAGTCCTACTACATCAGTAACTGATTACTACATTCCCTCGGGGACTGCGATAACTCTTGCATTGACAAAGGCATCTAATAGAGTAGTTGGTGTTACCACCGGAACATCAACGATTCTTACTTTTGCAGAAGGAACTCAAGCACCATTTGGTGTTGGTGATTATATCAGTCTAACTGCAAGTGGACAATCATATTATGATTTCTCTCATCAGAGAGTTGCATCAGTAGATACATCTTCTGGTGTAAGTGGATATTTCCAAGGCAGAATTACCGTAAGTTATAATTCAAGTGGAATTGCAACTGCATTTGCTCCAACTGATGCAACTGCAGTTATTTCTCAAAAGATTGCTGCTGTTGGAGCAGGTGGCGGTGGAACACTTTATTATCAACAAGTTCAAATTACCAATCAAGCATAACAATGAAACTCATCAGAGAAGAGATAGAACAAGTAGAATTTATCGTTGAAAATCGCAACGGTAAAAAGTCACTCTATATTGAAGGTGTTTTTCTACAAGGAAACATCAGAAACCGTAATGGTCGTATGTATCCTATGGAAACTCTTCGTCGTGAAGTTCAAAGATATAGTGAAAATCACATTCTTGCAGGAAGAGCTCTTGGAGAACTCGGACATCCTGACGGTCCTACTGTCAATCTTGATAGAGTTTCTCACAAAATTGTTTCTTTGAGAGAAAGTGGTTCAAACTTTATTGGTAAGGCAAAAATCCTTTCTACTCCTATGGGTAAGATTGCAGAATCACTCATTAGTGAAGGTGTAAAACTTGGTGTTTCTTCTCGTGGTATTGGTTCCCTCAAACTGACAAGAGAAGGAATCAATGTCGTCGGTGAAGACTTTATGCTCGCTACTGCTGCTGATATTGTTGCAGACCCTTCTGCCCCTGATGCATTTGTTCACGGAATTATGGAAGGTAAAGAGTGGGTCTGGGATGGTGGTGTTCTTCGTGAGAAGTATGCAACCAAGACTTATGCAAGAATTAACACTCTTGTAGACCAAAAGAAACTTGATGAACAAAAATTAGATTTGTTCAATGATTTTCTCGCAAATCTTTAAATTATAAATAAATATAGATTTAATACAGGTAAATCGGAGAGTTCAAATGTCTCGTGGAGATCTACAAGAAATGGAAGTGGGCACTAAGCAATCCAGAACTGCTGTGAATGCGAATGCGAAAGCAGCAGATTCTATGCCAAAATTAGCTGGCGGTGCTGTCGCTGGGCAAACTGGTAGTTGGGAAGACCTTGGAGGTCCTACCCCAGAAAACTACAAACCAGATGATGATTCAGCAAAGTTAAAGACACCTGGTGCAACACTCAAGCAAGTCAGAGATGTTGTAAACAAGGGTGCTAAGGCTGCCGATCCTATGAAGGGAATGAAGGAAGATTCTGATTATGATGAATCTCTTTTAGAGGAAAAGGAAGAAGACGAAGACGAAGGGAGTGAAGAGGATAAGAAGGAAGACAAAAAAGAGTATGGTAAAAAGAATCCTAAGAAATCCGAAGAGGATGATAAGGAATCTGAAATGGAAGAATCCTTCCAAATTGAAGATGATGTAAATGCTCTTCTTGGTGGAGAAGAACTCTCCGAACAATTCAAGGCAAAGGCAAAGACAATCTTTGAAGCTGCCCTAAAATCAAAAGTTGGTGAGATTAGAGAAGCCCTTGAAGTTCAATATTCCGAAGCACTTGCCGAGGAAGTTGAAGAAATCAAGGTTGAACTTTCCGAACGTGTAGATGCATACCTTGAGTATGTATCTGATGAGTGGTTCGCTGAGAACGCACTCGCAATTGAAGGCGGTCTTAAGACCGAAATGACCGAATCATTCCTTGAAGGAATGAAAGGTCTTTTTGAAGAACATTATGTAACAATCCCTGAAGATAAGTATGATGTACTTGAGAGTATGGTAGTAAAACTTGATGATATGGAGACAAAACTCAACGAGCAGATTGAGAAAAACGTTTCCCTTAACAAGCGTCTCGCAGAGTCGGTTGCTGATGGAATCTTAGATCAGGTTTCTGAGGGACTTGCTTCCACTCAGAAAGAGAAGCTCGCTTCACTTGCCGAAAGTGTTGAGTTTGAAAGTGAAGAAGAATATCGTGAGAAACTGGAGATCTTGAAGGAGTCATACTTCTCAAGAACAGTATCTCCATCTGCAAAGACTGAGACCCTTTCAGAAGGAGTAGAAGTTGCACATGAGTCACACTCAGGTTCAATGGCTGCTTATCTGAGAACTCTTTCAGCATTTAGCAAATAATTGAATTTAACATTTAATCAAACACAAACATTCACTTAAAAAGGTAAACGCAAATGTTTCAATCAGAACATCTGCAGGAAAAGTGGGCACCTCTCCTCAACTATGAGGGTCTTGATCCAATCAAAGATTCCCATCGTAGAGCGGTAACCGCTGTCCTGCTAGAAAACCAAGAAAAATTCCTCAGAGAATCAGCAGCATTCGATTCAGGTATCAACCTGATGGAAGCACCAACCAACGCAACTGGTACTGGTGGTTTCACCGGTGGTTCTGCTGCTGGTGGTCCTACCGCTGGTTTCGATCCTGTTCTAATCTCATTGATTAGACGTTCAATGCCTAACCTTGTCGCATATGACTTGGCTGGTGTTCAACCAATGAGTGGTCCTACCGGACTCATCTTCGCAATGCGTTCACGTTACACCAACCAGAGCGGTAACGAAGCATTCTTCAACGAAGTTGATTCTGCATATTCTGGTCAAGATGGTGGTTTTGACGTTGTTGGATTTGGTAGTACTGCTGTTGGTATTGGTACTTCAGTTCAATCTGGCACCAACCCATCAGTTCTGAACCCAACTGCAACTGCAGATCAAACTGCATACAACGTTGGTAATGGTATGCCAACAGGTGACGCAGAAAACCTTGATGGCACTACGACTAATGCCTTCAACCAAATGGCTTTCTCAATCGAGAAAGTTACGGTTACTGCAAAGTCAAGAGCTCTGAAGGCTGAGTATTCACTCGAACTCGCACAAGATCTCAAGGCAATTCATGGTTTGAATGCTGAAGCGGAATTGGCAAACATTCTCTCAACAGAGATTCTTGCTGAAATCAACCGTGAAGTTATTCGTACCATCTACAAAGTTGCTGAGCAAGGTGCAGTTCAAAACACCGCTACTGCTGGTGTATTCGATCTCGACGTTGACTCCAACGGTCGTTGGTCAGTTGAGAAGTTCAAGGGTCTTCTTTTCCAAATCGAGCGTGATGCTAACGCAATCGCACAAAGAACTCGTCGTGGAAAGGGCAACATCATCATGTGCTCTGCTGACGTTGCTTCAGCACTCACCATGGCTGGTGTTCTCGACTACACCCCTGCACTCAATGCTAACCTCAACGTTGATGACACTGGCAATACTTTTGCTGGTACTTTGATGGGCAAATTCCGCGTCTACATCGACCCATATTCTGCTAACCTGACCACTGCTAACGCAACTCCAGGTAACCAGTATTATGTTGTTGGTTATAAAGGTGGTTCACCTTATGACGCTGGTATCTTCTACTGCCCTTATGTTCCTCTCCAAATGGTTCGTGCCGTTGGTGAGAACTCCTTCCAACCCAAGATTGGATTTAAAACCAGATACGGTCTGGTTGCAAACCCATTCGCAGAAGGAACCACTCAAGGACTTGGTAGACTTCAAACCAACGCAAACCGTTACTACAGACGTGTTGCTGTTAAGAACCTAATGTGAGTTTTTCTCACAAAAGTTCTTAAGGGGATCCGAAAGGGTCCCCTTTTTTTATCTAAATATTTAAAAAAACAATGGTAACACAAATTGAGAATAGAAATTTTTTATCACCTACAGGATTTAAATTTCTATTAAAAAGAAGTCCCAAGGTTGCATTTTTCTGCAATGAAGCAAATATTCCAGATTTAAATCTTGGTATTGCAGTTCAACCAACTTATCTAAAGGATATTGATCAACCAGGAGATAAAATTGTTTTTGGAGATTTAAATCTTAGATTTCTTGTGGATGAGAATCTTGAAAATTATATGGAAATTCAAAAATGGATTCGTGGTCTTGGATATCCAGAAAATTTAGATGAGATTTATAAATTGCAGAATGATGGATTTATAAATGCAAGATATACTCAAAGTGGAATGGACATTTATTCTGATGGCACTCTTCAAATATTGAAGAGTAGTTCGATTCCAAATTTTCAAATAATTTTTAAAGATTTATTTCCATATTCAATTTCAACATTATCCTTTGATGCCACTGCGACTGACGTTCAGTACTTTACAGCAGACGTATCCTTCAAGTATACTATTTACAATATAGTAGATCTTTCCGGAAATCCTTATGAGCCTTGATATTGATACAATTCAAAAGATGTGGGTGGAAGATGCTAAGATTGATCCAGATAATCTTCATACAGAGTCTTTAAATATTCCCATCCTACATTCAAAATATTATGATTTATATAATACCATCACTCTCCTAAAAAAGAAAGCAGAACAGCAAAAGAGAAATATTCGCCACGAACGTTACGAATACTTTACTGGAAAGGCAGATCCAGAAGTTTATATAGAAAATCCCTTTCCAAAAAAGATACGTGATAAGGATACTTTACAAAAATATATGGATGCAGATGAGAAACTTTCCCAAGTATCTCTCAAAATTGAGTACTATGAAACTATGCTAAATTATATTGAGAGTATTCTTAAGGTAATTCAAAACCGAACTTATCAAATTAAGAATGCTATCGAATTTATAAAATTCCAGGCAGGATATGGTTGATACAGCAGATCTTATTATACAGAAATCCAACGAAGTATTTTTAAAAATAAAAACAGAACCTCACATTGAATATGAGTTGAGAGACCATTTCAAGTTTGAGGTTCCTGGTGCAAAGTTTATGCCTCAGTATAGAGGTAGAAATTGGAATGGAGAAATCCATCTATTTGATTGTAGATCCAAACAAATTTATGTGGGGCTTTTAGATAAAGTAATAAGTTTTTGTGAGCAGTTTAATTATACTTACAAGTTCGAAGATAATAAGTTTTACGGACAACCCTTTGAAGTAAATGAACAAATTTCATTTGAGGGTGTCAAGGATTATATGCAATCTATTTGCACTCATTCTCCTCGACAGTATCAAATAGAGGGAGTATACGATGCATTAAGACATAATCGAAAGCTATTGATAAGTCCCACTGCATCAGGCAAATCTCTGATGATTTATTCGTTAGTGAGATACTATGTAGATAAGAACGAAAAAATACTTTTAGTTGTTCCAACGACTTCTCTTGTAGAACAAATGTACAAGGATTTTGAGGATTATGGTTGGGATTCTGAGTCATACTGTCACAAAATTTATTCTGGTAAAGAAAAGACAAATGAATTTCCAGTTACAATTACTACCTGGCAATCAATATACAAATTAGACCGTTCTTTCTTTGAGGACTATGGTGTTATTATAGGTGATGAGGCACATTTATTCAAGAGCAAGTCACTCATTGAGATTATGACAAAGCTTCACCACGCAAAACATAGATTCGGATTCACAGGTACTTTGGATGGGACACAGACTCATAAGTGGGTGCTGGAAGGTTTATTTGGACCATCATATAAAGTAACCAGAACTGATGAATTGATGCAACAAGGACATCTTTCTCAGTTAGATATTCAGTGTCTGGTTCTCAAACATCCACCCAAAAAGTTTGAAACCTATGAGGATGAAATTCAATATCTGATTTCTCATGAGAAAAGAAATAAATTTATCACTAATCTTACTCTTGACTTAAAGGGAAATACTCTTGTTCTATTCAGTAGAGTAGAATCTCATGGTGCAATACTTTTTGAACAGATAAATAACAATAAGCAAGGTGACCGTAAAGTTTTCTTTGTTCATGGTGGGGTAGATACAGAAGAAAGAGAACTGGTGAGGGAGATTACAGAAAGAGAAAACAGTGCAATTATTGTTGCTTCTTACGGTACTTTCTCTACTGGTATTAATATTAGAAATCTACATAACGTTATCTTTGCTTCCCCTAGTAAATCAAGAGTCAGAAATCTCCAATCAATCGGAAGAGTTCTGAGAAAAGGAAAAAATAAAACAAAAGCAGTCTTGTATGATATTTCCGATGACTGCACCTATAACTCAAGAAAAAATTATACTCTAAATCATCTCATCGAGAGAATTAAAATTTACAATGAAGAGAATTTTAATTATGAGATAATCACAATAAAACTAAAAAAATGATAGAAGACGATTTTTACGCAACAGTAAAATTAAAATCAGGTGAAGAAATATTTGCTAAAGTAGCTCCTTCTGAGGAAGACAATAGGACATTATTGATTATTTCAAATCCAATTGTAATATCTGAAGTTAAAAATAGAATGGGTATGTATGGATATAAGTTTGAACCTTGGTTAAAAACAACAACAGAGGATATGTTTATTATTAACCTAAATGATGTATTAACTCTTTCTGAATCTTTTGATATTGAGATGATATCTCTGTATCAATCTTATATAAGACAATTGGATAAAAATAATTCCAATCAATCAAAAATAAGTAGGGAAATGGGATATCTTGCTAATGTAAATGATGCCAAAGAGCTCTTAGAGAAGCTCTTTAAAAGTAGCTAATACCAATCTTTCAACCCTCACAAAGGTTATTATACACAGGTTTGAATACCTTGTCAACTATTTGATTAGGTGCTATAATTACTACATAATAATGAATAAAACTTATGATAAGCACAGCAGTTATGGCCAAGAGAAAGAGGTCAGAGCATTACGTTAATAATAAAGAATTTCTTGCTGCTCTCATTAAGTATCGTGAGGATGTTGAGATTGCCCATCTCCAAGATAAAAAGAAACCAGTTATTCCTCGTTATATCGGAGACTGTTTTCTAAAGATTGCAAATCATCTTTCCTTTAAACCAAATTTTGTGAACTATATGTTCAAGGAGGATATGATTTCTGATGGTATTGAGAATTGTGTGCAGTACATTCACAATTTCAATCCAGAGAAGTCTCAGAATCCATTTGCATATTTTACTCAAATTATTCATTTTGCCTTTCTCCGTCGTATTCAAAGAGAGAAGCGTCAGTTAGAAATCAAAAATAAAATTCTTGAACGCTCTGGATACAGTGAAGTCTTCACGGATGACAACACTATTGACAACGGCAATTATTCCGACTATAATTCGATCAAGGACGGTATCCACTCGAAACTTCGCTACTGATGAAAGTTGCCATCATTACTGATACTCATTATGGTTGCCGGAAAGGTTCTAAACTTTTTCAGGATTATTTTGAGGCATTTTATAAGAACATATTCTTTCCAAAGTTAGAAGAAGAGAGAATTACAACAGTTCTTCATTTGGGAGATGCATTTGATAGTCGTAAGTCAATTGACTATCAAAGTTTAGAGTGGACAAAAAGAGTTGTATTGGATCCTCTTTCCAAATATGATGTTCATATGCTTGTGGGAAATCACGATGCATATTATAAGAATACAAACAGTGTAAATTCTCCAGGACTTCTTCTTCAAAACTATTCAAATATTAAAACTTATAGCGATCCAGAAGTAGTTAAAATTGGAAATCTGAATACTCTTTTTATTCCTTGGATATGTGCCGATAATGAGGAAAAAACTTTACGCTTAATTAAAAAAAGCGGATGTAAGATAGCGATGGGGCATTTAGAACTGAATGGATTTGAAGCCTATCGTGGACATACAATGGATGACGGAATGGATTCCGTAGTATTTGATGGGTTTGTAAAAGTATTTTCTGGACATTATCATACTCGCTCAAATAATGGAACAGTATTTTATTTGGGCAATCCTTATGAAATGTTTTGGAATGATGTGAATGATACCCGTGGATTTCATATTTTTGATACCGAAACATTAGAACATACTCCAGTAAATAATCCCTATAGGATGTATCACATAATTCATTATGAGGATACAAATTATCAGACATTTGATACTCGTGATTATGAGAATAAAATTGTCAAGGTAATAGTTCGCAAAAAAACAAACACTAAAATGTTTGAGAAGTTTATTGATAAACTTTATACTTCAAATGTTGCAGAACTTAAAATTGTTGAAAATTTTCAAGATTGTGAAAATGAAGATTTTGAGGCATTTGAATCTGAAGACACTCTTTCTATTTTGAATAGGTATATTGATGAATCAGAAGTAACTCTTGACAAAGCAATCATTCAAAGAATGTTGCAGGAAATTTATCAAGAAGCGTGTGAGTTAGTCTAGAATGTTTATACTAACGATTTTGGGTAAAGAAAAGGAGGGGGCATATTCGGTTATTGATGAGGATGGTGATAAAGTTTTATATCTCTTTGAGGAAGAGGATGATGCAGTCAGATATGCTATGATGTTGGAAGAGGATGAATATCCTGAAATGCATGTGATAGAAATTGAAGACGAAGTTATGCTAAAAACTTGTGACTTGTATGATTATAGGTACACAATTATTACCCCAGATGACATTGTAATCCCTCCAAAATATTAATCATGATTATTTTTAAAAAAATTAGTTGGAAGAACTTTCTTTCTACCGGACAACACAAAACTGAACTTGATTTCACTTTAAATGCAACCAATTTGATTGTTGGTACAAATGGTGCTGGAAAAAGTACTGTTTTGGATGCTCTCACTTTTTCTTTATTTGGAAAACCTTTTCGTAAGATTAACAAACCACAACTAATCAATACCGTTAATGAAAAGGATTGTATTGTTGAGGTTGATTTTTTAGTTGGAACCACTGAATGGAAAGTTATTCGTGGTATTAAACCAAATATTTTTGAAATTCATCGTAATGGTGAAGTATTAGATCAAGCATCTGCTGCAGTAGATCAACAGAAATGGTTGGAACAAACTGTTCTGAAAATGAACTATAAGTCCTTTACTCAGATTGTAATCTTGGGTTCAAGTACATTTGTTCCCTTTATGCAACTTCCTGCAGCTCATCGTAGAGAAGTGATTGAGGATCTTTTGGATATTAAGATCTTTTCCTCTATGAATACAGTAATCAAAGAAAAGATTCGTCAAATTCGTGATGAAGTAAAGACTTTAGATCTCAAAAAAGAATCTCTCTTTGATAAAGTTGAAATGCAAAAGAATTTTATTGGGGAATTGGAAAATAGGGGAAATGCTAATATAAATGCTAACAAAGAAAAAGTTACCAATTTGATGAATGAAGTTGGTGATTATATTCAGCAGAATTCTTCTCTTGAAGAAAATATAATCAAACGCACAAAGGAGCAAGAGCAAGTTACTGGGGCAACAGATAAACTTCGTAAGTTAGGAAACCTGAAAGGTAAAATCTCTCAAAAAGTATCAACGATTACTGAAGAGCATAAGTTTTTTACAGAAAATACGGTATGCCCTACTTGCACTCAGGATATTGATGAGAGATTTCGCCTAGATAGAATTGCAGACGCTCAAAATAAAGCAAAGGAATTGCAGTCTGGTTATAAAGAACTGGAAGATGCAATTAGAGATGAAGAGGATAGGGAGCGCCAATTCACCGCTATTTCCAAGGAGATTACAAAACTTACGCATGAAATTTCTCAGAACAATACTAAAATCTCTGGATGTCAAAGACAAATCAGAGACCTTGAATCGGAAATTCAAACAATTGCCAATCAACTTGAAAACCGAAATACTGAGCATGAGAAGTTAGAATCTTTTAGGGAAAGTCTTCAAAAAACTTATGATGAACTGGCAACCAAGAAAGATTCTATTAGTTATTATGATTTTGCTTACAGTTTATTGAAGGATGGTGGAGTCAAATCCAAAATCATTAAGAAGTATCTTCCCCTGATTAATCAGCAGGTAAATCGTTATCTTCAGATGATGGACTTCTATATTAACTTCACTCTTGATGAGGAATTTAACGAAACTGTTCAATCACCGATTCATGAAGATTTCTCTTATGCTTCTTTTAGTGAAGGAGAAAAGATGAGAATTGATTTGGCTCTTCTCTTTACTTGGAGAGAAGTTGCAAGAATGAAGAACTCTGTGAATACAAATCTTCTGATTATGGATGAGGTATTTGATAGTTCACTTGATGGATTTGGGACAGAAGAGTTTCTCAAGATTATCAAATATGTTATAAAGGATGCAAACATTTTTGTTATCTCTCACAAGACTGGACTTGAGGACAAATTTGAAAGTGTCATAAGATTTGAGAAAGTCAAGGGTTTTAGTCGTATGATGTCCCCACAAACACAAGAACCATGAAAGTTCCAAACTGGCAGCATCACTCCCGCAAGGAGCAGAAACGCCATCTCAAACCACAAGCACTGAGGCAAGCAAAGAAACGGTTGGCCCAGTTCAAAAAGCGGCACATGAACCTCCCTAACCAGGAGGTTTCGTCGTATTATGGGTACATACGAAACAAAACCGATGGCAGTCAATCACGAAATCAAATCTCAACTTGCTCGCCTGCTTGCTACGGAAGACTTGGTAGTAGAACATAAAAAGGTTGAGACTGCCTGCTTCAACGTTCATACACGGGTGCTTACGCTACCTCTGTGGGAGAAAGCAAGCAACACCGTATATGACTTGCTGGTGGGGCACGAGGTGGGTCATGCTCTCTTCACTCCTGATGAAGATTGGACTGAGAATGTTAGCGTTCCTCAACAGTTTATCAATGTGGTTGAAGATGCCCGAATTGAAAAATTGATGAAGCGTAAATATGGTGGACTTGCAAAGACATTCTATAATGGTTATAAGGAACTGAATGAGGAGGATTTCTTTCAGTTAGAGGATGAGGATATTTCTTCTTTCAATCTTGCCGATAAGGCAAATCTATTCTTTAAGATTGGTAACTTTCTTCCTTTGGATTTTTCTCCGGAGGAAAGTAAAATTGTTAGTCTGATTGGTGAGTGTGAATCATTTGATGATGCTCTTAATGCTGCCGAAAAACTTTATGAGTATTGCAAGAAAGAGCAGCAGCAACAGCAGAAAGTTGCCGATTTTGATTCTCACGGGCAAGAAGAAGGTAATAAATCTTCTGGCAATCAAGTACAAGAATCCCAAGAAGAGTCGGAAGAATCTGAAGAAGGTAAATCAGATCAAGTTCAGCCAGAAGAATCTGGTAGTTATGGTGGAACGGCCAAAGGTAATGAAGTAAGTGCAGATAAATCAGAAGAACCTAAAGTTCGCACTGCAGATTCTCTTCGTGAAAAGATTGAAAATCTTGTGAATTATGATGCAAGTGAAAATACTTATGTAGAAATTCCTAAAGTCAATTTGGAAACTATAATCGGAAAGAATTCTGAGGTTCACCAATACATTGATGAAAGTTTTACTTCTCAACAAGAAGGATTTGATGAAATTTCAAAAGAACATAATCTTGAATCTTATGATATATTTGAAGAAGTAGATAAATCATTCAAAGAATTTAAGAATTCTGCACAGAAAGAAGTCAACTATCTGGTAAAGGAATTTGAATGTCGTAAGGCAGCAGATAGTTATGCTCGTGCCTCTACTGCTCGCACCGGTGTTTTAGATACTGCTCGTCTTCATACCTATAAGTATAATGAAGACTTGTTTAAGAAAGTCAGTGTAATTCCTGATGGTAAAAATCACGGTTTGATTTTTATTCTGGATTGGAGTGGATCTATGCAAACAGTTCTTCAGGATACTTGCAAGCAACTGTTTAATCTGATTTGGTTCTGCAAGAAAATCAATATTCCATTTGAGGTTTATGCTTTTTCAAATGAATGGCGCCGCCCCCAATATGATGCAAAAACTGGAAGAATTTC